ATTCTCAGAAATTCCCTTGTCGTTGTAAAGATAAAACTCTTCTTGCTTTACAACAATCTCTACACCACGTTCATTACGTTTCTTCTCGACATTCTTAATCTTACGAATTTTACGAGGATCTACATAACGTAATTCTTGAATACCATCCTTTGGGGATTTCTCGTCCAAAAGAATATTATAATAAGCTCTTCCATCGATATACCAAGTTCGAAATAAGTCATGTGCTTTCGACTCGAACTTAAACAATCTTAAAACAGTAGCAAATTCTGCACGAACTTTCTTTTTAATGTTTTCAGAAATGTTAGTGTTATCTAAATTAACCTTTACAATAGTATCAGTTGAATCAGCAATGATTGCTTCGTTTACTATATCCTCAATGGCAGCGTCGCAGTCAGCATACATTGCTGACTCACGGTAACGTCGAATGAGATCATTTTCATTCTTAACCAGAGTATCCAGATCCATGACCATGCCATAGTGGCTAGTCGCAGCACTTGATACTAGTGTGGCACCATCGTCAGAGATGGGTGAAACAACTCCACCCATCACCTGACCAGTTTTCTTCCTTGCTATTTCAAAACCAAAAATATTCAAAACTTCACCTCACTAAATTATATATTAAAGTGCTATCGTTCCCAGCGGAGTGTCAACAGAAAGATTAACACCGAAGCCAGAACCACCTTCTGTAGTATTAGAAGTGAAGAAGTTGTAGGTGAATTCTACATCGAATTGCTCAATCGCGTTTTGTTGATCATAATCTAGAGCAATCGGTCCAATAGATGTTGGGTATGCGTCTCTAAATTTATACGACTTGATAGTCGCGCCGTTACGATCTAACTGTTCCACCGCTAGGTCTACCTGATACGTTAGTGGATTGGTTATACCATTTGTTGCACTATAGTTTTGAATGCCAGCCTGCCATGCTTCCATGGCATTCCGAATCCCGAAGGTAGTATCGTTATAGACTGTAATAGTCCATGGTGCAAAGTTTCGTTCACCGGCAAAGTTAACTGGACGTCCACGATAAAGAACAGGAATGTTCTCTATATTAGAAGCTGGTAACTGTGCGCTCTTACTGTTACACCACGACGACCTTGGACGTCACGGAGGAACGGTTCAACCATTGAGCGGAACTGTGCGCGAGTAAACCCGTCGTTGAATTCAAACAACTGATACTTAGCAGCAGTTGCGATAGCCTTCTCAAGAACAATAAACAACCGACGTACGTTAATACGGTCGAATGCACTTGGCTTGGCAAGCATTGTTTTATCGCCGAACAGAACAGTACCTTCTCCTGGGAATGTTACCACTGGATTTACACCAGCTTTGTAGAGAATATCACGATCTGTTTTAGTCAAGTGAAGCGCAAGTTTAATTACGTTCTTAATCTGACCACGATTTAGACCACCTGGCGAGAACCATGGGTCGTTGGTGAAGTCAGTGCGAGCGCACAAACCAGCCACGTCACCGTTTAGTGGAACCCAACGGTATACGTCATTATAGCGGTCGTATTGATACTTGTAACCAGAGTCAAGCACAGCATAGGAAGAGCTTGGTAGCGCATCACGATAGGCAACAACCTTGTCGATCGCGAACCCCACCTACCAGTGTAGAAGCGATGACGGCTTCCTCGTCGAATTCAGTAGTGACTGCTGTATCTCCCCAGTTAGTACCATCAGGATAATCCATCCACCAGACATACTGTGATTGAGAGTTAAGTACATTCTTGTAAAAGTTGGTAGAACCATCTGCCTTTTTAGCATCCGACGCCTTCGATAGGAAGGCATATTTCTCTAAGAGTTGTCCAGGAGTTCCGGTCCAACGACCATCGGCATCAACAATAAGGACGTGCATTTCGTCCTTCGAACCTGATGCGCCAGCTGCGTAGTCTGAAGTTCCTGGAGCAGAATCAAATTCACCTTTATATGCCCAAGTAGCAAAATCAGATGCTGTTGAGCAAATATGGACTGCAATAGAATTGCCAAGCGATCCTGGGTACTTAGCAGCAAATTGACCAACCCCACCCATACCATCAGACCAGTTCAAGTCATAATCGTCTTCATTGAGAATCTTGATTGCACCCGCATCTGATGTGGCATTTAAATGACCTTCTGTATCGATACGATTGACCAATAGGTTATTGGTATAGGACAAAAAGTTGGCAGCAGTAAAGAAAGACACTGCATTCGCTGTTTCTGGTTTTCCAAAAAGACGAACTAATTCGTTTTCGCTGGAAATTCTAACTGGAGACATAACTGGTCCCCATGGAAACACACCGGCAAACGCTCCGCTTGCAGTAGCAACTGCTGGAACGATTGAAGTGAAGTCTTTTTCTATTACTGCTACGCCGGGTGAAAGTTGGAATGGCAAGATATTCTCCTTTACGTGTTGTTCGATGTGCGCATGGTGGCACTAATTTATTTAGTAAAACTCTAATCTCAGAAATTGAGAAGGGTCTCTACTTTGTCCTGTCCGTCATCAAAGAAGCCAAAGGGTGTCAATTCGTCCTCCATGGCTTTAATTCTTTTATCATACATCAATTCCCTAAGGTTTATGTTATTTAGGTCTTTGAAATATGGGGTAGAAGTTAGCCAAGAAAACAGCACTAAAGCCATAACTAGGTCATCATTATACCCATCATCCGCCTTAAAACTCCCGTTTTTCTCAATAAATGTCGATATCTCTGAGATCGTATCGGCATCTTGAATGATCAATTTATTCTCTTCCACAAGTGCTTTGAAGTTGTGACATCCGGTGCGCTTTACCTTCTTATCGGTAGTTACACCAAGTTGCGTCTGACCGCCTCCAAATCCACCTGTAACTGTTTGCATCGAGTTCGATCTATTCACAAAAAGCAAATTCTCATACTCTAACTCATTGTGCAAGATATAGGGAACCTGCTCACTAAAGTTAGTTTCAACTAAAACCCATGCATTATTAAACTGCTTCCCGATATGGGCTATTACGTTTGGATATAGCAAGGGACTAATATCATTATTTCTATACTTTCCTACAAGTTTATAGGGCACTTCCGTAATATCAACAATGGCAAACGCTGAATAATCCCCACCAACTCCCTTCGCTGTATCTGCAATAAGGACATAGCTATGTCCTGGTTTGGATGTTTCATATAAGTCTAGTCCGTCTTTGCTAAACACGGCCGTTGCAATTGACATATTACCAATAGTTTCAGCATTAATAAGCGTGAGACTGGAGCCCAAAAATTTACAGAGCACCTCTTGTGTATACTTCAATGGACCAAGTTGTCGTTCCTGTTCTTTCGCCCATGCAGCATCACGACCAGGAATCTCTGTATACGGAATGAACAGCGGGACGAATCCATTTCTGCCATTCTCAGCATCGTTCCAATATCTCCAGAAGTGATTGTACCCTAGTGGAGTGGAACTCAAGAGAATCTTTGTGGTAGAACCAGCCGAAATGGTTGGATATACCGAGGTAAAGAATGCGTCTGCCACAGTATTTGGAATAATAGCCGCTTCATCCACGTATAGTAAATTGACAGACTTGCTCCTAATTCCAGATGGTGTAGTTGCCGCAGTAAATACCTTACTTCCGTTTTCTAGCTCAACGTCACCTTTATTCCAGGTTATCACACCTTGCTTCAACCAGAGTGGTAACATCTCAAACATCAGTTGATAACGACTCATAACTTCTCTTGCTGTAGTTGCTTTATTAGCTAAAATCGCGACATTTTTAGAATCTTGAAAGTTTGTGTACCATAGTATATATGCTGCAGAGGTAGTCGTTTTTCCTTGCTGTCTACCCTCCATAAGAATGACACGTCTGTTCTCATGAATCACTTTAATTTTATTCTTTTGACAGTCATAGAGTTTAAAGGGAATTAGACCTTTATCCAGCGAAACTATCATGCAATAATTATCAATAAAATAAATTGGATCTTGAGAGCACTTAATATACTCTTCAACCTGCTCAGGGGTAAACTGAACGCTTACATTTGCTGCCTTGAGGTTTTGGTTCGAATTATAAACTTTTGTCATTAAAAGTTGTCCGTCCAGTTTTCTTGAGTGACTGTGGCAGTTACTACATCACCCTCTGCTAAATAAACTTGGTTTGGATTACTATGATCTTCATTCTGTCCAATGTTTATATTGACTGTATCAATAACCTCTTGAGCATTGATTGCACCATATAGCTGCGTCTTAAGCGTAAAGGACAGAGAGTGTGTAACGAAGCGTCTAGTTTGGAAATCTCCATCATAGTCATCCTGAACTGATATACTATTTAGAATAACAGGGATGTCCTGTTTAACACCCATGGTTGGAACAGCAATAATATTTAACGTGTACTCTGGAGTGAATGTCGGAAGGATCTGCTCAATAATCTGCAGTGCATCTTCCTGTGTTTTAGTTAAAACATAGAGCATTATATCGATATTATAGGGCACAGGTGTGAAGATCATATCTTTAGATGTAACGCTTCCAGCGTGTGGATGGGTTATCTGATTCATCCTGTTTAGCTTTCTCAGAGAATCATAGCTATAACCGGTTATTTCAAACGCGGAGAAGCCACTTTTCCTTGGGAGCGTAAGCCAGTGGTATTTGCAAACGCTGTATAACTTCCCCAGTTACAGAGTCACCTTGACGACGATCGATGAAGATGTTGGAAAATAATGCTCCGAAGGCCACTATTGCCGCTCTTATGCTCCCGTGGTAGTATACCTGGTTGTTAATCATATGATAACGTCACCGAACGGATTGCTCTCATTAGTTAATATATTCTGTGCTTCTGCGCGGAACTTGTTATTATCACCGAATGAATCCGGTTCGTCGATATTAGCTCTTATTACGGCAGTTGCTGCTGCATCAGATCCACCGCCACCAGTGATAGCAACAGTTGGTGGTGTTTGATATTTAGTTCCTGGACTTGTCACTGTGATAGATACAACCTTACCTGCATCAAGTACGGCTACGGCCGTGGCACCTCGTCCTGTGGCAGAAGTGATAACTACATCAGGAACAGACGTATAACCAGAACCTTGATTAGTTACATTGATATCTGCAACTTCTCCAAATCCAGATCTTGTGGTATTTGTTGCGAATGACTTGAGTGTTTCAAAGACATCTATCTCTGGTTTTCCTGTATCAATTCTCTCAGAAGCATACTGGAACAGCTCAACCTGCAGCTTATAAACATTCAGCTTACCGAGTTGATAGAATGGATCCTGGTGTGTGACAAATTTGATTTCAAACAAACCCTTGGTTAGTGGAAAGTAAATTAGATCACCCTCATTTGGTCGTGTTGGAATAGTTGTTACACCATAGCGACCAATGAATTGTTCCCAGCGCCTGCGAGCAACAACAAGAGTTGCTGATTGCTCCATCATTAGTCCAAATTTTTGTATCATTGCGCCCTGCCCAGCAAAAGCATCAACATTTTCGAAATATACCTCGAGCGGGAATGATGACTTAAATTTACTTAGTCGATCTTCACCAAGAATTTCATCCTTGGATACCAGTGTTCTTGGAATATAAAAAATCTCATTGCCATATATGCGTATAGATTCAATGATCAGATCTTCCATGAGATACTGTTCATTCTTAGTCCCGTGAGAAAAGTATGGATTAGTTGACATTTATTATTATTTCAGCCTATAAACATATCTAAAGGGGCGCTCTTGTTTAGCATCTCATCTTCGAGTTCTTTAATTTCATCAGACCCAGCTTGGAAGATTTTATCGCCATCAAGTGTGACACCACCTGGAAGTTGGATACCGGTGAACTTGGAAAGATTCTGCCCCCATTGACGTTTAAACAGCGCAGTTGTGTATTTCTTGAGCCAGGGTTCAGAGTATACTCGTGTATTTGCCTCTGGATCCATCGCTCTATAGCACTCAACAACAACGATGGTTCCAACGATTAACTCAGCACCCCACTTCGCATCGATAAAAAGTTTATTGGTGAGACGGTTAAACCTGTATAGCTGTGGACCATTTAACTCAAAGTCCAGTAGGGAAATATGAGCCATTACAGATTTGAAGTAAATTATCGATGTAGATGATAAGTCATAGAGGTCATGCAGTCGCAGCTGATACTGGATGTCAAATATGTTCTTTGAAGATGATGTTTGAGACATCGGAATAACTCTGGTAACTCCGTATATAGCATCTGATAGTGGAACATACTTGTTGACTACATCTTCTTCTGTAATTACATGCTTCAAGTATATGCGCTCAATACCATCATAGTGGTATATTTTCCAATACTCTAATGCTTCTTCTAGACGATCCTCTAGCTGGTCGTCGTCCACGTTTATCTCTAGCACAGGCGCACCAAGTGCTCTGAGACAATATTGCTTTAAAGTTTCTCTTGAATTTACAAGTGGCATAGTTTATACCCTAATTAGAATTGCTTGACCTTTACATACTGAAGTACCGCTGGATGCTGTGGCGAAAAGAGTCAATACACCGGTAGTAATAGAAGCGGTAAAGGTAGTGTTAAATGCGGCACTTTGTGCGCCACTATCATTTATATATGGTGCAGTAGAAATAAAGGTATTTGTACCATCATGCACTACAAAAACTTCTTGTAGTGCATAGATAACCCCGTTGGTTATCTGCACAGTGAACTTACCAGAGCGATAGGTGGCTGTTGCAAAGGTTGCTATCGCTGTTGGTGTGGTTGAAGATGTAGTGCCAGAAAATGTAACATTGGTAGAAATATCGAACAGAATTTCTTTATTGGCAGCAATTGTAATTGACCCTGCAGCAAAAGCACCGTTCGAATCTCGCATCACTAAAGTGCTTGCGGTATTCGCAGTAGCTTGGCTGGTTCCAGTTATTGTTCCATTTAGCTGTGCTGTCGTAATGACTGGAGAAGTCATCGTTTGCACACCGGTGAAGGTATTCGCAGCATCGGTTCTAGCAATGGTTGCCGAAGT